TTACTCATATGAAGGGTGAAGATCCAGAGGAATGGTTCTGGGAACCAGATGGCATACAAACTGAATTGTTCCCACCAGAGCCACCCAAGTCCAATCCACCAACAGAAGAGCAAATTGCTCGTGCTCCACATCTTAATATGTTGGAGAAATATTATGGAAAAGATTGGAAACCTGAACCAGTTGAGGGATTGGAGGATCATTATTAATGTTTGTTGTACCTGAATATACATGTAAGCATCCTATATTTCCTCATCATAATACTATTGATTTAATGTATGATGCTTTAAATAATGGGTGTGAACAAAAGGATTGGTATGCTTATCTTGATTTCATAAGTGAGAATCAATATGATTTTGGTGGAGGTTGACTGTTTCACTTTTTATTGTTAAAATACTAGGAGGTATTAAAAAATCATGGCTATAAAACTTGCTGTTTTAAAATCAGGCGAAGATGTAATTGCTGATGTAAGAGAAATGTTAGTAGGAGATGAAGATACTCCTAAAGAAAAACAAAAAGTCATAGGGTATTATTTTATTAAACCTTGTGGAGTAACCTTAAATAATAAGGCTATTAATGTTAATGACAGTGCTGATGGTTCTTATGAGTTAAAATTATTTCCTTGGTGTCCTTTAGCTAAGAATGATGCCATTCCTATGAGCACTGATTGGGTGGTTACTATAGTAGATCCAGTTGACAAACTAAAGGAAATGTATGAGACTGAAGTGCTAGATAAATTTAAAGAAGTATTAAAAACAAAACAAGAAGAGGAAGAACAAAATGCAAGTCAAAGTTCTGGTGCTGACAAACCACAGTAGGTTAGTGTCTCAGATTGAGGAGGTTGCTCCTCTTGATATTGGAGATCCTAATTGTAAATTGATTGAACCATTCCTAATAAATGAGGATGATACTCTATCACCTTGGTTGATAGATGTTACTAATGATAATGAATTTATGATATGTTCTGATAAAATACTTACATTAGTTGAGGCTAAACCCACACTATTAGAAAAATATCAAAACCTGATTAAATGAAATTCTATACTAATGTGCAATTGATTGGGAATAAGTTCCTAGTTCGTGGTTATGATAATGGTGAGCATGTTCAGTTCAAAGATGATTATAGACCTACTTTATTTGTTCCTACTAAGAAACAATCTCAATATAAAACACTAGAAGGTGAGACTGTTGCCAGTATTCAACCTGGTTTTGTTAGAGATTGTAGAGAATACTATAAAAAGTATGAAGATGTAGAAGGATTTAAGATCTATGGCAATGATAGATATGTATCTCAATACATCTCTGACATGTATCCAGAAGATGAGATCAAGTTTGACATATCTAAGATTAGATTGGTCACTCTTGACATTGAGGTTAAGTCTGAAAATGGTTTCCCTGATCCAGAAACTGCAGATCAGGAGATCCTATTGATCTCTCTTCAAGATTATAATACTAAACAGATCATAACTTGGGGTGTTAATCCTTTTATCAACAAGCAGAAGAATGTAAATTATATTGAGTGTGAAACAGAAGAAAAATTATTGAGGGGGTTTATTGAATATTGGCACTCAAATATACCTGATGTAATAACTGGATGGAATATAGAATATTATGATATTCCATATCTATCAAAAAGATTGAATAGAGTTCTTGGTGAGAAGGACATGAAAAGATTATCTCCTTGGGGGATGAACACTGAGAATGAGATTTATATTAAGGGTAGAAAACATCTTTACTATGATGTTGCTGGACTTACTCAATTAGATTATCTTTCTTTATATAAGAAGTTTACCTACAAGGCACAAGAGTCTTATAGATTGGATTATATTGCTGGAGTAGAACTAGGACAAAAGAAATTAGATCACAGTGAGTTTGACACTTTTAAAGATTTCTATACAAATGGATGGCAGAAGTTTGTAGAATATAATATAATTGACGTGGAACTTGTTGATCGTCTGGAAGACAAGATGAAACTGATTGAACTGGCATTGACCATGGCATATGATGCCAAGGTCAATTTTGCAGATGTGTTCTTTCAGGTTAGAATGTGGGACACTATCATCTACAATTATTTGAAGAAGAGGAACATTGTCATTCCTCCTAAAGATAGGTCTGAAAAAAATAATAAATATGCAGGTGCTTATGTCAAAGAACCAATACCAGGAAAGTATGATTGGGTGGTCAGTTTTGATCTCAATAGTCTGTACCCTCATCTTATTATGCAATATAACATTTCCCCAGAGACCCTCAGGGAAACTAGACATCCCAGTGCGAGCGTTGAAGGGTTCTTAAGTGAGGAGGTTAAGATTGATGGGGATTATGCAGTTTGTGCAAATGGAGCGCAATATAGGAAGGATGTGCGTGGATTCCTCCCTGAACTTATGGATAAGATGTACCAAGAGAGGGTCATATTCAAGAAAAGAATGCTCAAGGCTAAGCAGGAATATGAGAATAAACCTTCTAAGGCACTGGAGAAAGAGATTGCTAGGTGTAACAACATACAGATGGCAAAGAAGATATCTCTTAACTCTGCTTATGGTGCTATTGGTAATCAGTACTTCAGGTATTATAAACTTGCCAATGCAGAGGCTATAACTTTATCTGGTCAAGTATCCATACGCTGGATAGAAAACAAAATGAATGAGAAGATCAATAAGATCTTAAAAACAAATGAGGTTGACTATGTTATTGCTTCAGATACTGATTCCATCTACCTCAATCTTGGTCCTTTGGTTGAGCGTGTATACGAAGGAAGAGAGAAAACTAATGAGGGCATTGTTGGGTTCCTTAACAAGGTGTGTGAAAATGAATTTGAACCTTTTATTGAAGGTGCTTATGAAGCGTTGGCCAGGTATCTAAATGCATATGAGCAGAAGATGTTCATGAAGAGGGAGAACATTGCTGAGAGGGGCATCTGGACTGCTAAGAAGAGATATATTCTGAATGTATGGGACAGTGAGGGTGTCAGATATGATGAACCTAAACTGAAGATGATGGGCATTGAGGCAGTTAAATCTTCTACACCTGCACCATGTAGACAAATGATTAAGGATGGTCTTAAAATTATGATGAGTGGGACAGAGGATGATGTGATTAAGTTTATTGATGATGCTAGAAAAAAATTCAAGTCTCTTCCTCCAGAGGATATTGCTTTTCCTAGAACAGTTTCTGATGTCAAAAAATACAAAGCATCATCCACCATCTATACAAAAGGCACACCCATACATGCAAGAGGTGCTCTTCTATTCAATCATCATATAGAGAAGAACAACTTGACTAATAAATATTCACTCATACAAAATGGTGAGAAGATTAAGTTTTGCTATCTTAAAAAACCTAATGTTATACATGAAAATGTTATATCATTTATTCAAGATTTCCCTAGAGAACTTGGACTTGACAGGTACATAGATTATGATCTACAATTTGAGAAATCATTCTTAGAACCACTCAAGATTATTCTTGATGCCATTGGATGGAATGTAGAGAAAACTGTTAATTTGGAATTATTCTTTGGTTGATATGGATTTTTTAAAGGACATTGTAAAGGAAATAGGTAATGAGTACACTCAATTGGCATCAGATATTGATGACACTGAAAAATATGTGGACACAGGTTCTTTCATTTTTAATGGACTTGTATCAGGTAGCATATATGGTGGTGTATCTGGGAACAAGATTACTGCTATTGCTGGTGAATCT